CTTCTTCGACGAGATGACGACCTATTCGAGCGCCGCCGACATCCTGCAGATTGCCTGGCAGCTCATCCAGCCCAGAGTGCTCCTCAACCTGGATGTGCAGAAGAACCTCTATACGACGGATTCGATGGGAACGGTCGGCAATGCCTTCCAGCAACTGGTCGGTTTCCAGCAGACCTTCGCCGTCAATCCCGACGACCTTTCCGATTCAACCGGCAGCGCAGTCGTTGCCAACAATCTTCCGAGTTCTTAATGGCCTTCGAGTCGATCCAGTTCAAGTACACCCCGCCACCCACCGTCTCTGCGGCGATTCCCGCCGCACAGGCTGCTGTGCCTGTGAGTCTGGCCACGGGTGGCAGCCTGGCGAATTCCGGGAATGCCACGGCGAGCGCGTCGGCCGCCGGAAAGCTGATCGCCAGACTGGCAGACCTGTTGGACACCAATCAGTACCTGCAGCAGGTGATCCTTGCAATGAGCACGGGGCTGGGCATCGAGTTCGATCCTTCCGTGGATCCGGAGACCGCGCGGGCACTGCAGACGATCTATTCAAACCTGCCGGTTCCGACATCGCTTACCGTCAGTATGTACAACCGGATGCTCGATGCCAAGATGACGGCATTGCAGATCGAATCGGGCCTGGGAACCGGCACTGCCTACGAGACGAATCCGTTTCAGGCGTCGGCCGTCACTCAAATCAACCAAGCCATCGAAAGCGGCCTGGTCAACAGCGGTCAATCCCAGTACCAGACTGCTCTGCTTCTGGGGCCGTTGAAAGGGGACGCGGTCCTCTTCAACAACATGACAGCCCAGCTGTCACAGTATCCGGTCATTGCATCGCCGGGAACCCCTTCGATCGCCACCAACAATCCAAACCAGATCTCGATTCTGGGACAGGACGTTTCGCCGGCGCTGGCGAACACAATGAACAGCTCGCTCGACTCCTTCCAAAGCTCCTATGCGTCGGTCTACCAACTGACTGCGGGTGTAGGAGTCGTCGCCCAGGACGTCAATAACGTCCTGAACCAGTTCTTCCTGGAACCCCCCACCAATCTGGTGAGGATGATCCCGATGTTGCAGGCACTTCAAGGCTTCTCACAAGGGCCTCGTCTGGACTCGATCGTCAACGGGATGACTGGCACGGTGTTCGTTCAACTCATCGCTGAAGCGGCCGGGATGGTCATCATGGCCGACCGTTTCATGCAGACCGCGGTGCAGCCCCTCAAAGGCAGCACATCCAATATCGGCCAGATGGTCTCGCAGATCCAGGCGGCCGCCGCCATGGCCAACGTGGTGGTCAACGGAGCAAGACAGAGCTTCGTGAACACCACCGGCGGACTCAAGGGTTGTTCGCTGGCCTACAACAGCGGCCTGCCGACAGCGCCGGTCAGTTCGTCTGCGCTGGTGCCGGCGAGCACCTTCCAGGTTCCCGGGGCGGGTCCAATGACACCCGGCCTGATGACGTTGGCTACCCACCTCGATTGGGCAAACACGACAGTCAGCAACCGGGTCATGGTGCTTCAGGAATCGTTCCAGAAGTTGTTGAATCGCCGGACCGGCGACATGAACACCCAGATGGACATCATCGCCAGCACTCAAGCCCTGAACACACTGACCCAACTGGCCAAGGCCGTGATGACTTACAACAGCAGCCAACCCGCGGTAGGCGCCACAAACTCAGTCACTCAGACCGCGGCTGTGAGCCAGATCCTCAGCGGCATGAGTTCGACGACGGGCACTTCCTTCGTTGTCACCAACGGCCAGATGCAGGCCGTTTCTCCTACAGTCCCCGCACCGCCCAGCAACGTGCAAACGGTTCTGACCAAGGGCGGCGTGAACCTGATCGTCGCATCCTCGTCGACTGTACAAGCACCCACCATCGGAGCAGTGAGCTAATGCCACGCACACCAGACACCACTCTTCAGGACAATGCAGCGGCCCGGCAGGAACGGCTTATGGCCTTTGTTGACGGCACGTCCACCAAGGCCAAGCCCGGCAAAGCCGCAGTGATCCGCCGGACGATCGCCGGCCAGGTCATCGAGCCCAACATCAAAGGGCTGGGGCGCAGGACTGCCTCGTATACCGATAAAGGCTTTCAGCCTGTTGAACGGTCGACTGGAGAACGCAACATCAGCGACAAGCTGATGGAAGGCATGAAGATCGAGGACGCCGGCAAGATGCTGAACGGCGACCTGAACAAGATCAAGCTCGACAAGGCAGCTGATTACATCGGCACCTACTATATGTGGAACGGCATCCTGATGCCGGAGTATGACATGCGCGAACCGCACGCCATCTCTGACACGGAGGTCTATGTCAAGCAGGCCGTGGCCCGCAAGCTGGCGCTCGCCGCGCGCGCCGGCTACGAGATCATGAGCGACCGCGAGGAAGACGCCGATTACATCCAGACTCGCATCAATGCGTTTGAATTCGTCACCGAACGCAGCTTTGAGAGCTTCATCAAGGGCGTTCTGCGCAACCTGTTCCTGTGCTCCAACTGCTTCCTCCTCAAGATCCGCAAGGAAGACGCTTCCCCGGTGAGCAAGAAGGAGGGCGGCAGAGTCCCAGTCGCTGCCTATGTGATCGTCCCCGCCCACACGATGCACCCTTATCTGGAGAAGGGGAAGATCAGCAAGTGGCGCCGCATCTTCGACCACGGCATTCCGTGGATCGATTACCCGGTTGAGGACATCATCCACCTGAAGTGGGACGTCAAGCCTGGTCACATCTTCGGAACGCCGCGCACCATCGCCGTCCGGGATGACATCTTCGCCTTGCGCCGGCTTGAAGAGAACATCGAACTCCTGTTCATCAACCACCTGTTCCCGTTGTTTCACGTTCAGGTTGGCAACGAGAAGGCTCCCTGCACCTATGGTCCGGGCGGTGAGTCCGAGATCGATATGGTGCGCTTCCAGATCGAGAACATGCCCAAAGAGGGCGTGTTTGTCACGGATGAGCGCGTCACCGTCACCGCCGTGGGCGCCAACGGCAAGTCTCTTGACTTCAAGGCCCTGGTGGAGCACTTCAAGTCCCGGGTCTACATCGGTCTGGGCATGAGCGCCATCGACATGGGCGAAGGCGCCGACGCCACCCGCGCCACCGCCGACAACATCTCTCAGAACCTGAAGGATTCGATCAAGGCCGATCTCGACGAGTTGGCCGATCAGATCCGGATGTTCATCTTCAAGGAATGGTTCCAGGAAGCTAACTACTCCACCTCTGTGCAAAAGGGCGTGGCGCGCACCAAGCTGGCATTCCACGAACTCGATCTCGACAATCGGATCAAGGAAGAGACGCATGTGATGGCTCTCTTCAATTCCCACCTGCTCACCGAGACGGAAGCCCGCAAGCGGATGAACCTCAAGCCGATGAGCAAGACGGAGCAGAACGATACCCACTTCGTTCTCCATGTGCTTCGTCTCGAACGCGAGATCCAGAAGTACAAGACCGCATCGGCCATTGAGATCGGCGAACAGGATGTGAAGAACCAGAAGGCGTTGGCCGGAACCCAGATGAAGCTGATGGAAGCCCAGGCCAAGCTGTCCGAGGTCAAGGCCGGTCACGAACAGCAGAGTCTCGAAGCACAGGCGAAACACCTGCCTGTCATTGCCAAGGCGAAGGTCGCCGTGGCCAATGCCAGCTCACGCCGGACCAGCAAGGGTACCGGCGCCGGTCACCCGCGCGGAGGCACGGCCAAGAAGACAACCCAGACCGCCGCGGCAACCGCCAATAAGATGCGGCCGGCCAACCAGCATGGATCGAAGTTGGGCCCAGGCAAGAACAGTGACAGCCTCATGAGCGAGATCTATGAAGGCTTGGTGCAAGGTCGGGACCGACTGATTGCCGATGGTCTCAATGTGGATAAGAACTGGCGCAAAGCAAGCGGTCAGATCATCGATGAGATCGTTGCACGACTCAACCAGCGCGAAATCACCGATTCAGTTGGTGATTCCTATACTAGACAGGAACGAGCCGCCGGACTGACTTCATTGAAGTCCGTGATTGCTGAAACTTCTGATCCTGAGCTTCTTTCCGTGCTTCTTCGAGCGGAATTGGAAGACGAGGTAGATGATGCCGAACTTGAATATGCCATTGCCGGTCGTGCAGCTTAACGGTCCTGGGATGCAGAACTCCAGAGTGACTCCGCTGCAACAGGCACTTGCGCAGGATGCGTCCGCTCTGTTCCAGAGCAATGCATCGATTCAGCCCATCCCGCAGGGAGGTCCCTTCCTGCTTGAGATACCTCTCAATCGTTAGGTAGTGAGGCACCGGACAGTACCTGTTACCCGGGCGACTAACTAACAGTTGGTTTCATACAAGGTTGGACATGCTGAGCGAACGCCGTTGGCTCAAGATCCACGACTTTCTGACGTTTCGTCCGAGCGCGGTCCTTGAGAACAAGAGATTCCTGTTCGAGTGCAAGGACTCGAAGTCCGAGACAGGCCACAGCCTGCTCGTTCGCGTGGACGCGACTCACGCCGGCATCGTAACTGGCAATCGCAAGTTCTATCGTCCCGATTGCATGCAGGACGCGGTTCAGACCTGGGTTCCCAAAGGGGTCGCACCGCTTCCCGTTCTTCGCGGGCATGACAAAGAAGGCGACGTGCTGGGCCGGATTCGTGAGGCCAAGTACATCGACGACTCCTGGAAGTACGCCAGGGACTTTCCGGTTCTGAAGGACTCAGTCTTCTATAACCGTGATTCGAAGACCGGCGGCAAGTTCAACGTGTTCAAGACGGTGGACTGGATTCAGGACAACCTGGCCCGCGTGAAGGGCTACCAGGGCATCGGTCATATCGAACTGGGTTTGACTCTGACGAACCCTGAAGCGATTCAGAAGATACTCCGTGACGAGTATCTGTGCGTTTCAGCCAGCGCGATTACTGACTCGGCCACCTGCTCCATCTGCCACACCGACTGGGCGTCGGAGGACAAGTGCGAACACCGCCCCGGTGAGATCGTCGATGGACGCATGGCCTTCCTGATATCGGGAAGGTTCAAGTACAAGGAACTCAGCTTCGTCAACTTTGGAGCGGATCCGTTTGCTCAGGTGAAGTCCTACGAGTTGAAGGACTCACTCGAGAAGATGTTCTTCCTTGGTCTGCCTCTCGATGACCAGCAGTTTGCTATCGATAGGGGCCTCAAACTGACCGACAGCCTGTACGAGTCGGACATAGTGATTGAATACGAGGAACCAAAGATGACGATTGATGTGGCCGTCGCACAACAGACTCTCAAGAGTCCCGATTTGACGGCAGCGCAAGCATTCGATCTGCAGGATCAGCTCACTACCTGGACACCGGAATCGGACGACGACAAGACCTCCCGGCGCAGCCTGCAGTCGACTCTCACCGCCAAGATCCGCAAGAACGGTTGGAAGCGGAAAGAAACTGCCGATCCGGCCGCGATCGAGGATGCCGGCATGAACGCTGATCTTGCTGCGGTTCCCGCGGTAGCGGATGGCGTGAACGATGCGGCCGCCATCACGACAGCGGTTGCCGAAGCAACCGAGTGCGTGGACGGGATCTGCGATTGGACAGGGTTCACCCTGACCGATGAGGACCAGGCGTTCTTCGCCGACGAACAGAAGGTTTACGACGAGCTTTGCGTCGAGCTGGATGCCGCCGGCACCAGCGGTGAATTGAAGGACGAACAGATCAAGGACGCCAAGCTGGATGCGGAAGCCCGCAAGAAGCTTAGTGGCAAGTCCTTCTGTGGTCCGAACCGCACCTTCCCCGTGGAAGACTGCGCGCATCACACCGCAGCCCTTCGGCTGCTCGGCCGGGCCAAGATCAGCGACGGCGCCAAGGAGAAGATCCGGGCCTGCGTTGAGAGAAAGGGCAAGACGTTGAAGTGTTCCGTTGCCTCCAAGACCGAAGACAAGATCAATACCACGGCCACCGAGGGCACCGAGATCAGTGACGAACTGAAGGCTCTGGCTGTTCACGTCAAACTGATCGACTCGGTGGATGGCTACGATGCCGTCTCAGCCGAAGAAGCCTTGAAGGACGAAAAGCGGGATCAGATCAAGGAAATCCTCGGCCATTACCATGCCCTGGATGTTCATCACAAAGGTTGTGAGCCTGATCTGCAGTACAAGATTGAGGATCTTCACAATGCTCTGGCCGAACGGTGGGGCAAGGACCGCTGGGTCGCATGGGCCAAGAAGTCGCTGGCCGAGCATATCAAGGATTCCCTGTTCGTTTCCAAGGACGAGCTGGCCGAGAAGGACGAGGCCGTCCTCGGCCTGACCGACGAGCTGGCCGCGATCAGGACATCGGTCGCCACCAAGGATCGTGTGCTCGCCGCCGTTCTCATGGACTCGAAGACCAGTCTGGCAACAACCCTGGTCATGCACAACTGCCTGCGGAAGAAGGATGGCTACACCGGCCTCAATCCCACGCAGATCCAGGACAAGATTGCCGAGTTCGCCAAACGCCATATCCAGAGTCTGAAAGACGCTGTGACCGATCTTTTCGCCGAGCTGCAATGGAGCACCGCGGCCGAACCGGGGAAAGCTGGCGCCGACCAGGGAACCACGGTAAACGACAACGCTCACGTAGATGAGGTGGATGGTACGGACCGCGATCCGGCCCTGATCCCTGCGCTCACGGTGCAAGACACCCAAAAGCTTCAGCGCATGCTCACCTACATTCACGACGCAACGGACCGCGAGCGGTACATCGCCGATGTTCGTTACGGCCGTGTGCAGCTCAGCTAAGCAACCACGACTTAGGTTGCAGGAGAAACTATCATGCCAGTCGATCTCAATAACCAGTACACCGGCAAACTGTTCGGGCAGGACCGTATCGGTCAGACGACCCCGGACCTGGAGCTCTCTGAGCCCCTGAAGCCCTGGCTGCCTGTTCCGTATCCGGCACCCTATCTGCCGGGTCTGCGTCAGGATCAAGGCCATCCGAAGTTGGCGTCTGTCGTGCTCAGCTCGCAGCATCTGATTGGGCAAGACAAGAGTGGCGCGCTCGTTCCTTCCGGCCTGCAATGCGGAAAGACTCCCGCCGGTTCCAACGTGTGGTGCATCATTCAGTGGGGAGCGGGATCGATCGATCAGTTCACCATTGATCCTCGCACCGGCAACGCCGTGACACCTGGCGACC